ACGAAGTTAACGTCAAAATAGAAGGCTTGGATTTAGATACACGGCGCAAGCTTAATAAAAAGTTTAAGTTTGAAATTCCTGGTGCCCGCTTCATGCCATCTGTGCGACTAGGGCGTTGGGATGGCAAAATAGCATTTTTTCATTTAGGCGGCGATACTCATATTAATTTGCTTCCAGAAATATTGCCTATACTACAAAGTGACGGTTATGATGTAACTCTTAACGATACACGAGATTATCAAGTAGATTATAACTTAACTTCTGTAGAACAAGACAGTTATAGTAACAAAGCATGGCCTATAGGGCATCCAGTAGCAGGCGAACCTATAATGCTTCGTGATTATCAAGTAGATGTTATTAACAATTTTATTGAAAATTCACAGTGTTTACAGGAAGTAGCGACTGGAGCCGGGAAAACCCTAATAACTGCCGTACTAAGTCACAAATGCGAAGAGTACGGTCGCACAATTGTTATTGTACCCAATAAAAGCCTTGTAACGCAGACAGAGGACGACTACATTAACCTAGGCCTGGATGTGGGTGTATTTTATGGTGATAGCAAAGAATTTGGTTGCAAGCACACTATTTGTACATGGCAAAGCTTGAATATATTGCTTAAAAACACAAAGAACAAACAAGCGCCGATTACTATACAAGAATTTTTAGAGAATGTTGTATGTGTAATAGTCGACGAAGTACACCAGGCTAAAGCCGATGCATTAAAATCGTTATTAACAGGTGTAATGAGCCGCATACCTATACGTTGGGGGTTAACAGGTACAATACCCAAGGAAGATTTTGAACGTATAAGTTTATTGTGTAGCCTTGGCCCTGTTGTTAATCGGGTATCAGCAAAAGAACTACAAGATAAAGGAGTTCTTGCAAATTGTGAAGTAAATGTGCTACAATTAATAGACTTAGTTGAATATAATAATTATCAAAGCGAGCTTAAATACCTACTACTGCAAGAAGACAGGCTTGATTACATTGCAGGATTAATTAATCAAATTAAAGATGGCGGTAACACATTAATATTAGTAAATAGAATTAATGCAGGAAAAGAATTACAAAAGCGAATTTCGGGCTCCGTTTTTGTCTCGGGTAGCACAAAGACACAAGAGCGTCGAGATCATTATGATGAGGTGGCTATTAGCGCCAATAAGGTTATTATTGCTACTTATGGAGTGGCTAGTGTTGGCATTAATATTCCTCGTATATTCAATCTGGTATTATTGGAACCCGGAAAAAGTTTCATCAGGGTTATCCAAAGTATCGGAAGAGGGATTAGAAAAGCAGAGGACAAAGACTTCGTGCAGATATGGGATATCACCTCTACATGCAGGTTTGCAAAGAGGCACCTTACGAAAAGAAAAAATTTTTACAAAGAGGCACAATACCCATTTACTGTCAAAAAAATAGATTGGAAATAAATGCGAATACTTACGTTAGAGAACACAGCGTTCGAAATGGATGAACTTCCGGATGAAGTTGATGATTTACGCTTCGCTATACTAGATAATAGTGAACCAAGTAATTTAGATTATTATTTTATACCATTAATTTTCTTAGAAAGTTTTAATAGCCCAGCATTAGTTTTAGATATTGGTGGTTATATAATTCGAATGCCAGTTGATTGGAAAATATTAATTGGGGAAAAACATTGCGGCGATCTTGAAATGCTTAATTTAAGCAGTCTCAATGATCGAGGCTTTAATGCATTTAGTTTCAACCCACTTAGTAGTTTTAGCCCAGAATACTTGCCTATTAATATTACTGATCTTTACAGTGATGTTAAATGGTATTTTCCGAAGCTTAAACAAGGTCAAATTTTAGCTGTTCCGCTTGAACTAGGAGAAAAACCAAAAGTTATATATTGTGCGAAAGAAATTAATAAGCAGAACGAAGTTGTAGATATTACTAAAGCATGGTAAATTTATAGATATATTAGGAGAAGTGCTAAAATGAAAACGAGCAAACGATATTTAAGACTGATGTTCGAACCGTGCACGGATGTTAATGTCAATCATGATGATATGATGAAACATTATTTCACAAATTACCTGAACGGGTTTAATGTTGAATGGGCCGGATGTATTTCATTTAATGCTGGTAGAAAAAAATACGAAAATCGGTTCGAACCCCTCTATCAAATGCATATTTGGAACAGCACCAAGGCAACAAGAGAATATTTGCTGGAATATCTCAACAGAAATCCCATAATAGGGTACTATGTTCATGTGGATGAAAAAATACCCGAGGGAGGAAATGAAGCTATTATCCGATAAACTTTCGCTTAATACAATACTTGGTGCTCTTGACAACAAGGACATGGGTTTTTATGATAGGCTTACGTCTAACCAGCAAAAGCAACTAAGCCCATTCTTATTAAACAGATACATGAGCATAGTAAAAGGTAGTAAAGACTTAGCCTCTTACTATTTGTTAGCAACAAACCAAAACGTTAATGTTATGTATTTTGATTTAGCTAAACACCCAAAATTAATATGGCAATTGTTATGCACAGCAAGCCCGGGAATGGGTAAACAATTTCACCAATGGGTCGGTTTTAAGAAGAAAAATGCCAGTAAAAATAATAATACAAAATTACTAGCAAAATTATATCCGTTGCTTAAGAAAGATGAAATAGAATGTTTAGCCAGCATAACAACTAAACAAGAAATTAAGAAATTGTTAGAGGACCACGGCATTACAGGAAAGGATTTATGGAAGACATAAACTTTAGTACTAAAAATATTGTAATATTTCTATATCCTCGAGGAGTCGGCGGAAGGTTTTTAATGAATTGTTGTGGACTTAGTGAACATGCGGTATTGCAAGATAAAGATTTAGCAGAAAGTGATCTTAATGGTAACTTATCATCTATAGATAAGTTTTCTATACTTAAACAACAACTTGCTAAAGTAAAAAATAAATGGACCGATCTAGGTTGCATACAATTATTTGGCATAAGAAATGAGGTAGTTAGAGACTACGGATCGGAAACCGTCAGAAATATGGAATTTAATCCAGTTATTTCGAAACTTAGTTATGGAACAAGAAAATTTTTTATTGATACACACAGTCTTATAGAACATAAAGAATATTGTAAATTGTGGATTAATACAAAAACTATAGCATTTAGTAATCATGTGACACTTATCAATTTTAGGAGTCGTAAGGACCCCATTTTCGTGCTCCAGGAGCAGTGGGATACGATCCAAGGAAGTGATTGGCCACTAGATCCTCCTAAAAATTTAAAACAGTTTTTCGAAATGAATAAGAAAGTTATAGAAGAAATACAAACAGATTACTACTCCTTTTATAGAAATCTTGAGGATGAAGGCAGAAAAAAAAGAAATAAGAATATAGAACAAGAAGAATATAACAATTACATTAATCAAGTTAATGATTTCGTGTGGAATTGTGACTGGTATCTAGATACCAAAACTACAGTAAATCGTTGTAAGGAGGTGTATAAAGTTTTAAATTTACCAGACTTTGATTTAGTAAAACCAATGATAGGCGAGTATCATAAGCTATGTATCAAAACTTTAATTAGACTGAGATGAACCAATTACGAGAAGTTATTGTTAATGCTATAACTAATAATAGTATGGAGCAAAAGGAATATAAATGCCGATACTGTGATAAAAGTTTTCGTAAAGAAAGTACTTTAGCAGCACATATATGCGAACCAAAACGCAGAGCACAACAAGAAAGTGAAGTAAGTGTACAATTAGGTTTGCAAGCTTATTTGCGTTTTTATGAATTAACACAAGGAAGTGCAAAGTTTAAAAATTACCAAGACTTTTCCGAATCACCGTATTATAATGCGTTTGTTAAGTTTGGTAGACATATAGTTAACATACGTGCTATCAATGTTAAAGGGTTTATTAACCACGTAATAGAAAGTAATAAAAAACTAGACTACTGGTGTAAAGATAGTATCTACCAAGAATTTTTATTTAATCACCTGCATAAAGAAAATGCACAGGACGCATTAGAGCGCAGTATTAAAACAATGGAAGATTGGGCAGAGGAAAATAACAGTGTGTTTGCACACTACTTCCTTTACGGCAACACTAATCGCATAGTTCAACATATTACAACAGGCCGTATAAGCTCGTGGATAGTATATAACTGCGAATCTGGCATTGCAATGTTAGATAAATTAAACCCGGAGCAAGTTGAATTAGTTTTTTCTTATATCGACCCGGGTTTTTGGAAACGCAAATTTATAGATTATTATGCTGATACAGAATGGGTTAAATATATATTACAAGAGGCAGGATTATAAAATAGTATATAAATCAAAATTTTGGCAAAACAGACAATGAAGATACTAGTAATGGGATTACCCGGCGCAGGTAAAACCTATTTAGCTAAGATACTAAAAGCTAAACTATTATGCGCTTATTATAACGCTGATGATGTAAGGCATTTGTCTAGCGATTTTGATTTTTCTCTAAAAGGCAGATTATTACAAGCAGAACGCATGCAAAGGCTAGCCGTTGCTGAACTTGAGAAAAGCAGTAGAGTAATCTGTGACTTTATTTGTCCTACTCGCCGTACACGTGAAATATTTAAGCCAGATGTGTTAATTTGGCTTGACACAATTAAAGAATCATCGTATGATGATACAAATAAGATGTTTGAGCCACCCGAAAATAATAAGTGCGATTATATCATTAAAATAAAAAATGGCGAGTATTTTGGCAATGTTATCGCTAGTCATATATTAAATGGAGAATTTAATGCCAATAGCAACATATTATATGCCTAAACAACTTGAAGAAAATGTTAAGCTTTTGGCCAACGATTTAGGTATAAAAATTACGGAGATTAAGACTGAAGAAAATGTCATTCGTGTGTACTGTGTTAGTTCTTGGGAGCTTTTAGATGCTTTCAATGCGCGTCGCCTAGATTTGTTGGGCGGCAATTTAGATGTAACAACATGATTAACCTACCTATATTATTATTTCAAGGAGGTACACACGGAAATTTCCTTGCAAAATGTTTGAGTGTTGCTTGCGGCATACAAAAAGATTTTAATTTTTACGGAGATAACGCAGGTGCTCATTCGTATCTAAATAACACTATAGTTAATTACGTTCATGAGTCAGAGTTCAGGGACATATGGGCATACATCTATATAAATGAATCAGACTTGTATAAACTTGTTTGGCATACATTTTGGGCCGCCGGCGAGTTTAATTTTGACTTATTAAAGTTTACTGATTGTGCCGAGCTTCATGCAAAAGTAAAAGAAAGTTTCGATCATTCTATTGTTACTGAGGGGTTGCAAAGTCAACTTAAAATTTTTAATAATAATATAGATAGTGTTAGAGAAATGTTTAGGTTTACTTTTAAAAGTAGTAATGGGTTTCTAAAAACTCAAGAAACAATATTAAATAAGCATAGTATTAAAAATTTAATACCATTTGCAGATTTTTACAATAAGAAATTTAAAATTTCTAAACTACTAAAAGATCTAAAATATGATTACGTGGTTGATATTAATCATATTTTAGATACTTTTATTAATCGAAAGCAGAATATACTATATAGTGAACGTAAAGTTCATACAGCGTTTGAATATTATAAGAATAAGAAAGAATTTGATATAAGTAATTTTGTAATATATGAGCAAGCATATTTAGATTACCTAGTAGAAAAAGATTTTGGTAAAAATACTGAAGTATGTTATTTAAACGGATATCCAACAAACATATTAGATATACACCCCGTCGAAGCATGGGACGGTGTGCAGTACATGTTACCCTAGTAGCTTACTAGTTGTTGTAATAGAATTAAAACAAATTGACATTAAGAAAGAATTTAGTAATAATATATAGACAAGTTTATTTAAGGAATTATGGATGATTAACCTACCAGACATTGACATGGACTTTGGCAATCGTTCTCAAATTTTAGAATTGTTAGATGGCACACCTGCGCGGTTAACAAATGGACAAAAACATACAACAGGAATGTACTTTACCGATATACCTGTTGCCGACGATTATTGCTACAATAAATTATAAAGAAGCAGCTCTATTAGGCTATTTTAAATTAGATTTACTAAACGTAAATGTATATGAACAGGTCCGAAATGAAGAACATCTAGTAGAACTAATGACAACAGAGCCACACTGGACACAGCTTTGGAGTGATAAAGAGTTTTGTGAAAAAGTTATTCATATTAACAATTATTATAAACTAATTAACAGTATGCGGCCAGATAATATTCTGCGGATGGCGATGTTTTTATCTATTTTAAGACCAGGCAAAGCACATTTACGCAATAAGCCATGGGCAGAAATTGCTAAAACTGTTTGGAATCGTAATGTTAATGGTTATACGTTTAGGAAGTCGCATAGTATTGCTTACGCACATTTAGTTGTAGTACATATGAATTTATTAAGTAAATAGCAGAAATATAAGCATTCTAAAAATACAAAGCACAAGTTAACTACTAGTTAGTTATTTAACTTTTTTAACTAGCTGAATGTTGCGACGCTTACTTCTCTTCTTTGATAACTCCTGTATGCTTACACTAGGTCCAAATATTATCTCACAATCTTTAACATTAAGGCTCACGAGTGTATTTTTAAATTCCTGCCAGTCTTCTTTTATAAAAAGATTAATGGGAATTTGCCTATTAGATTCCCACCACCATTGTTCGCCTAATAATAAAAAGGTTTCTTTTGCTTTATCTGTTTGAATAAGACTAATATCGTATATACTCATAATAGTATCATCATAGTTTTGTATAATACCTACGTATTCCCGATCACTATACTTTACTAAGCTAATAAATGGGTATTGCTCTTGAATTTTCTTATCTAATTTACTCATAGCTATTTTAATAAATACTGTACAATGACAGCTATTACTACATACTTATACAATCAGAACCACACAGTAATAACTGTTGATTCAACAGTAGGACCTACCATGAGCATGTTTTACACTCCAAATATAAAGGTATATAGAGGAATTGATAACGAGATTCGTGTTAACTTTAAAAACAGAGACCAACAAAAAACTTCTATAACTGATAAAACTGTAACTTTTATAATGATAGACAAAGAAGCAAGTACAACATTATTAACAAGAACTATAACACCGATTGATGCTCCCAATGGTGTTGGCAAGTTTACACTTACAGAGACTGATTTAGTAAACCTCGATGAAAAGTTCTATACGTATAGTTTTAAAGTAGTAGACGGCGAAGGTAATACACAAATTGGTTATAGTGACGACACATATGGTGCAGGCGGAGTACTAGAACTTGTTGAAGGTGTTTATCCCATATTTAAAGCAAGTCAGAGCGAAATATTTGATCCAGGAAATACCGGTTCGGTAATATATCTAGATCAATTTATAAATCGCAATGTAGCACAACACACTGCACAGGTATATTTTTCTAGTGCATTTACCGGCACACTTATTATAGAAGGTAGTTTAGGCCCAGCAGTACAAGGGCTTAACAATGATGACTTTACTACTATTCAAACAGTAATTTATACTAATCAAACAGATAATGCAATTGTAAATTGGAATGGTGTTTACAGTGCTATACGCTTTACTCGTAGCGGAGTAGCATTAAGTAAAGTATTATATAGACCTTAATGAAATTAATAGGATTTGGATGTAGTTTTACTTACGGCAGCGAGTTGCTAGATCCTAATGTTGCCTGGGATAGGCATCACGAAAACACACTATATAGAGAAAAACATGTGTGGCTAGGACAATTAGCAGAGTGTGGCTAGGACAATTAGCAGAAAGGTTAAACTGTAATTATCTTAATCTTTCAGAACCAGCATGTAGCAATTACGCAATAAGTCATATCTTTTATAACTGGCTAGTCACTAATGATCCTCAAGATTGTGTTGTTTGCGTAGCCTGGACTAGTGCTGATAGAATGAGCTGGTGGAATGATGAGTGGGTTCATGACGGGTTTATTCGTAACGAACAAGAAGCTAGATTTAAAAATACATTTAAAGAATGGTTAACTTTAAGTCACAGCCATTGTAACATAGTTACAAGCCAGGCTAAATTGTTTGTAAACAGTGTCTGTAAAGCAAGACAAATACCAATAATACAATTTGATGCACTAGATTATGTTAACGATAAAAATAATTATTCTAATTACCATCAACGTGGATTAAATATGAAGCAGTGTTTAGAAAGTGAAGAGAAAAGATTAGGAAAAACATTTCTTGCCGAAGGCAATCATCCTAAC